GATATTATCTTTAACAGCACTAGACAAATAAACCCCATTATAAGGTTTAACACTAATAAACACCTCACCATATCTAGGGGGTGATAATTCTTCACCACCATATGCAGAGACTGACTCTGCTTCAGCATAAATTCTAGGAACTAACCCCTCAAAATCTGCTGCTGTGACTGCACGATTCTGAGAAGAGTAAATTTGTGGTGCATATTTCTTAACAGACTCAATACTTTCTATAGAACTACCTCCAGAAGAGGATTGATCAGTATAAACTAAAGAAATTCCAGTCGTAATGGATGTTTCTCCATTATCTACAAGTCTTCCAGAGAAAGTAAAGTTTTGTAGACCATTTGCATCAGAACCACTAGAGGTAATATAACTAACTTCTATAAAATTAGGTTCTTCTACCTTTTTACCAAATACACCGTCACCAAATATAACCTCATATCTCTCATTTTCTATTTCTTGTAGGAAATAGACCATAGAATCCTTATTAACATTAAATAAACTATCAAATTTTTGATATTTGTCTCTTACTGATGATAATTCATTATCTTTTACTATAACTCTAATCAAATCAGTATCAATTCCCACATTTGGAAGGATATATTTCTGATTTGGGTTTCTAGAACTGACTGTAAAGGTCTGATTTATATAAGTTCCTTCATATACTTCAACATTATCAAAATTAGCAAATCCAGTAGATAAAACAGGTACAGTAATGTCTTCAGGAATAGCAAATGTATAATTTCTTCCACCAAACTTATTTGCTGTTGTTAAAACAATACCTGCTTTCAGTGTCAGCGTCACTGATGTTTGATTTGTACAATCAACAGTAAAGGAAACCAGTGCTTTTGCTGCCTTTCTGGATCTAGGTACATAACCTATATTCCTTGCCAGTGATACCACATTCTCCCTGAGAGTGGCAGAATCAATAAACACCTCATTAGTTACCATATTGGCATTATATGAGGTAATATAGGTGTTATAAGCAAGCGTATCAATAATTGCAGATAAATTAGATCCCTCAAAGTCATAATCAGTGAAATTAGAATTAGATCTAAGATAATCTTTGATTGAGGTTTTTATCTGGTCAAAATCGACGTTGCTAAAGTTTACTAAAGGCATTTATCTACCTAGTGGGTTCTAATGCGAACGAAAGTTCTTGTTCTGGCACATCAATGCCAATAATATAATATTTTACTGTGACATGGTATTCATTATTATCATAATTTGGTTCACATATAACATCATTTACATCTACACGTGGCTCATAGTTTTCAATTGTAGTAATAATCTCATCTTTCAATGCAGCAGCAGTTAATTTATCCATATTCTCAAATAAAAGGTTATTGACATTTGATCCCAATACAGGAGCAAAAGGTCTTTCACCTTGTACAGTTAATATTAGATTGCGTACTGAACGTGATATTGCGTTCTCATTTTTTAACGCAATTAAATCATTACTTAGAGGGTTATTTTGGAAACTAGCACTTAAATCTAAGAATCCTTTACTAATCCTTTGAATCGGCACGTATTAATGTTACAGTAATTATTGTTTATTTATTACAGTAATCTAACTTTTAATCTTGTAAGGGAATTGGGTTCTCAAAATCATCATATAATTCAGGATCTATATCAGTTCTTTCATAGAGATCGTTGTGTTTTGATTCCCTTTTAGGTTTAGGCATCAACCCATCATAGTTGATTTCTCTTAAAGTAGTTTTAGTCGTCATAAACTCTACACTCCATTGAATCAGGATGGTTATCGCAATACACTTCTAAGTGTTGATCTTCATGTCTTGTATGCCAATCATTAATCTTACCTTCATTTTTATCTACCTCATCCTCACTATGAGCATGAAAAGCATCATTGTGAAGTTTTAGATCTTCTGGAGAATATTCAAGCATACCATGATTGACATGCTCCTTACCATCTTTAGGATCTAAGTAGACCTCATGATCTAGGTCGTGTTCTTTAACAGTCATAAAAACCCCCTTAAGGTTTAACTATTTACTATCTTTTTTTATTAGAGCGGCAACCCCCACCATCAAAAGTATTAGGATCATTACAATCCCATAAGCCATCAGTATCCACATAGAACTATACTCATATACTACAGAGAGGAAGAGGGGTTTCCGCGGATTTTTTTATTTCCCCTGACCCCTATATGGTTTCTTTGCTTTATTCCTAGAGGTAGCAGCATACTTAGTATGTTTACCTCCACCCTGCAGTGTCTTCTTAGGAATAGTTTCAACAAAGTCCTGCCCACTCAGGGACTTCTTCATAATAGCCATATTATATCACCCTAGTCTTCTCATGTCCTACTCTAATTCTAGGATCACACCAGATCTCAAATCCAGCATCCATAGCATCTAAGCAGAAACTCACATCCTCTCCACACATATCTTGGACAGCACCTGATTCAAAGACCTGCATCTTAGGAGCAAACCAAGGATACTTCATCTCCTCATGCTCAAACACACCCTTCTTAATCAGCACCCATCCAAACCCAGTGTAGTCAACTGTGAAAGGCTTCTTCCTCTTGGAGATACCTTCAACCATTTCATGGTTCATGACCCCACCATTGGTTCTGAAATCATCCTCTTCTAACCAATGTGCTACAGAGGTAGTTCTTCCATCTTCAGTAGCATACCAACCTGCTGCAATCTTTCGCTCCTTACTAGGATCTACAGTTTGTCTGATACCAACTACCTTAGTCTTTGGAGAACCATCTTCATTCAGTATTACATTACCTTCAGCATCTTTCTCTTCTTCAGTAATTGCCTCCTCAGTGACTGCTTCTTCAGGGAGAGCCATGTCAAGCAATTGCCAGAACTTCTCAGTGTTAAAGACTATATCTGAGTCAATCCATAACTGATAATCATAATCTAACTTTCCGTCCCAAGGTTTTTGATCAGGACCTCTCAGTACATTTGCACCTAAACACTTACATCTTGCAAAGTTTACCATAGATGAGTAATCTTGTGAGATCTGCAAACTCATTTGGTTTTGTACAAGATCAAATGCTAACTGCAAAAAGTTTTTCAGGTAGACATAGGAGACGCCCCTGCCAGGCAAGCAGAAGACTATCTTTTTTCCACGCCATCTGCGTTTAATGGCATCATAATCCCACTCAGGTTTATCCTGTTTCTTCTTGGGTTTAGATGCCTTTACAGTAAATCCTTTAGCCATTTAATAATCACCTTATTTGATATTATTATAGTATGATATTTAGAGAGTGTCAATAAGACTCACCCATTTCTTGTGGGGGGTTTTCAGTATCGATACTCTCAGGTGTACATTGGTTTAGGGATAACATTACAATGCACCCCAGAGATAAAAACACCACATACCTCAAAGGGGCTAGCACATGCGCTAAACCCCCCAGAAAATTTTTCATATCTCAGAATTTTTTTTTTAGTTTTTATATTTCACTAGCGGTTTCCCACTGTTGTAGGTTAGGGTAGTTTGCTTTTTTCGCATCGCAACCCCCATCAATAACACATAGGAACAAAATAACTGTCCCTTAAGTGTTAACAATTAGGGGGAGATTAAACCCCCTTAACTGTTAATAACTAACACACAGATTGTAATGCTTAAGTAACACTAAAGCACTGTAAATTGCACCTCCACAATATCATCGAGCACTGATAGGATTTCACTACCATTGTTCGCATTATCTAGCAAGAAATAAGCAAAGTTTCTTGACATTTTCCCTCTGTAATTAGGTGTTCAATTTGTGTAACTTTAGGGCAAACACTTTCCCCACTAAGTTATAGTAACTGTTTCCTCTTATATGTTATTGTAGAGGGAAGGACTGTGACCTTTACCTTCTTACCTTCCTTCTGTAATCTTTCAATAGTTTCTAATAGTTTGGAATAGGAATTCATAGCATTAAAGTGTTAGTTACTAATAGGTCAATTTAAAGGTAACTAACATTTAACAGGCACAGACTTACAAAGGGTTTGTGATACTTAGTTTTCCACATTTCCACAGGCATTGTTGATACTTAGTGCTGTAACTGTTTGTGTTATATAAGAACCTAAACTGGTTCTAGTTTGTTTATACATTCATATAGTATATTATACCATACAAACTATAAAACTGTCAAGGGAATCTGTATGTTAAAAAATATATAATTCCTCTTGTAATTTGGGAGATTATGTGATATAATGCTCCCTTAGATAACAATAAGAAAGTACATTTAATCAGCACTTAATTACATACTTTAAGTAACACATAGTAGAAGGATTACAGAGACATTCTTTATACCTTCTTTAGTGTAATATTCATACTAAAGGATACTATCCTAGAGTATCTTTCACTATCCTTATAAACAACTAAAATACATTTAATAAAGCATTTATAATACTTTTTAATGCAATTTGGGTGCTATTTATGATAGTTTTCCACAGGTAATCTCTGAAAACAGGTTATTACATAGTGGTGTTAATACCTCTTTGGTATCTTATCATAAGGGGATGAATCTTCCTTCTTTTCCTTATCATTTTGTATCACAATCTTTGCATCTAATTCACTATTTGTAGCATTAGGATTTGCTTCTTGTTTGTAATTTTCCATTGAGTAATCTCCTTTTAGAAATTGCGATTTAGTGATGGTAATTTGCTTCATTTCATTTATACTCAGGTTGATCAATTTCATTTAATTCTTCTAACTCTTCCACCTCATATGTTAGATCATTATCTTCTGCGAATTGTATAACATAGGACTCAATAGTATCATAAATCTTGCTATAATCATACTCTTTAAATATACTTTCAGCAATACTATTTGCTTCTTCATCTGTTAAATCAGGGGCAAAATCTTTGACTGCTTCATTGATATTAATGTTGAGAGAATAGGACATAATAGTTGATACTCTATAGTGTTAATTATACCATAATTGTATATATTAATCAAGTAAGAATTCATTCACAAAATATTCTGCTGATGGACAATTTGCCTTCTCTAATGCTCTAAGAATTAACCCAATTTGTGTATCATTGTAATCTAATTCATCAATTAAATATGCAATGTTTTTTTCTAATTGTGTTGTTTTCATTGTTAATAATTCTGTAAAGTTCTATAAGGTTTATAACAATATTGCTTCTGTTTATCCTCCTGTTTGATATAATATTCTTGTTGTTTATTGGGGGTTTTGGATGTTACTTTGTTGGTCATAAATTAGTCCTCATTGTTTAATAAATTAGTTGCAAATAACCATTGATAATTATCATCTTCTATCCCATCTACACAATATTCTTGCATAATAGATAGGGCATTTTGCTCTTGAATCTTATCTAATAGTGACTTAAATCTACTGACATGATATTCACTCAGTTGGGTAATTAGTTGTTCTTTCATATTAACCCCCAAAGGTAAATTGTGGTTTTTCAAGTATAATATCTCTCACTCTTTCTCGATCTAAACTATCACCACCACCCCAACTATATGATACATTGAACCATCTTCCGTTATTACTTTCTGCTGCTTGTATTCTCTTACGATATACTTTAAAGGCATCTAATATATCTTTCTTAGTTAAACCTTTTATTGGATAAATTGTCTCACTATGTTCACCATAGAATGACCAAACATAGTCAATAAATTCATTCAAACTAGACATGATTAAACCTCCAAAGTAATAATAAAGGACAGAAAAATAGGGAGTTTAACTATACTCCCAGAAAGCAGGTTCGCAAACTTTTTCACATAAAGTGTCGTAATCTGTGGGATCAACATTATCTGGAGTTCCCATATCGTTGAAGTATCTTATTATTTCAACGAGTGCAGTTTCTTCTGCTTCAGTGATAGTTAGTGTACGGAACTTGTCGTTAGTTTGTGACATAATTAGAAAAAAATTGAATGAAAAGTGTGTTAGTCAGAAAGAGAATAAAACCTGTTCCAGACTTCGGTTTGGATGTCTTCTTGTGACATCATTGCGATATTGCCTGTATCAGTTGCTTCTGCCATCACCTCTTCATAAATGTTTTCTAATAAGATTTCATTTTGAAGATTTGACATAGACTTGAAATTAAAATTGAAATGAGGGAAGGTCAGGTTTGACTAGATCGTTTAGAATGTCAGGTTTGACTCGATCCCTCACTATAAGGACACTTTACTCGCGTCAGTTACAATAATTTACTCAAAGATATTACCATTAAGAATGTTAACATTATTACCACATCATGTGCCTTAGTTCTTATAAAGAATGGTAGACTAATTACGTTAGCAATTAAGTGCATTAATGCACCAATCGTTGCTGATATATGTAAAACAACAAAATACGCAGTTACTATTAAGAATGATCCTAATATTCTGCCTTTAGTATCATATTCTGCCATCATATTGTATCCCTTAATGTAGGATTAACTCCTATAACTTTTGCTGTTGGGTTTCTATTTTTTGCTGTTAATAAAGCATCTTCTCTATTAACTGCGTGAACAGATTCGGTGAATACTTTACCACCAACATACAATTTTACGTCCCAAATCATTTAACTAATCCCCCAAATAAATTGATAGTTCTTTATCATCTATTATATAATGAGGTTCAAAATCATCAATTTCAGATGCAATTATCTCAAGTATTTGATAAATTGCATTATCAGATAGTTGAGAAGTAATACTTTTAGTCATTATACAATGTCCTCCTTAAGTATAAAATAGTGTTGGTCATATACAATACTATTATCAACTTCCTTCCCCAATCTATTGAATGATTTGTCTAACATAGGAACATAAAGTTTACCATCATCTTTTAACATATCAAGCATAATCATAAACCATTTGTTGTTAGTAATGTGTTCATCTAATGTTAAATTAGTGAAGTAAGTTTGACTCCAATTAGAAAAGAATGGTGAGTCACTATATGTTAGTTTAGTCATACTAATTCCTCAACTTCTTCTATATCCCATTCACTAACTCCCTCACTAATTACCTCAAATGAGTTAATATCAGCATGGGCAAGTTCTCTTGCTTCATCTTCATTTTGTGCTTCAACTTCCACAGTAAATGATACTGTTTCATAGCACTTATCGTGATAAGTTGTCATTAGTTTTCTCCTTGAGATTTACAGACGCAAGCATCAATTAATGGTTGCAATTTGTCCAGAATATGTTGATTTAATTCTGGAAAATCGGCATCTCCCTTACCTAATAGGTAGACAAGATGCCTGATTTCGTTCTTAGTTAAGTTTACAATCATCTCATGTATAAGTAACCACCAGACCACCCAGTATATCTGGGATCATGTAATTTAACACGATCATTTATGATCCTTAAATCATATCTAACGTGCTTTGCTGGTGCATTATATGATGCTGGTTTGTAAACTTCTCCTGTATTCTTATCAACAAAAGCATGAACACTTCCTTCTCTATATTCATTTCTATCACGAAATGTATCGAATTCGTGTTGCATAATTTTGTGATATTTACGTCCAGTTTTTATTACAAACTTAGTGAGATTAGCAGTACCATTCTTTATACTTTCTAACTGATCTTTTGACCAATCAGATGTAAAGTTCTGGTGCATACTTATGCTATGTTGTTTGTAATTTTCCGTCAAAGTATCACAGTATGTTTGTGTCCATTCTGCAATTCTTTCAGGTAAAGTTGACATAAATGCTCCAAAAAATGTAATTTAGTGGGTAAGACATCAAGGGACTAAGGGTAGTCAATCACTCTAACATCATTTCTCTGCTTCTTATCATTTATCCTAACTTGTTTACCAAGTCTAATTAAAATGATTGTCAGAGTAGTCAGAAACTTAGTGATCCGTTGACTGTCTTACACTATAGGAACACTTTAGGCGACCCCCCCTTGTTGAAACTCAGCATATAACACATCTTCTAACAATAATGCCTCAGATTCCCTTCTTTCATCATCAAATAGTCCTCTAATTGTCTGGACAATGTGAACAAACTCATGTAATATGGTTTTAGTGTATTCTTTTTCCGACAAGCTATGGTGAATATGTACTAAGAACTCTTGCTTACCTTCATCATTACAATCTTCTGCAATTTGACAGAATCCATAACAATTACTCTCGGTAAGATTACACTGATGAACTTCTACATCTACTTGAGTAAATTCATTATATTGTGTATAAAACCAATCATAAATCTCTCTCAATAAATGTAAACTATGGTCACATACTTGCATGTCACCTGATGTATATAAAGTCATGTTGATTGTACTCCTAAATGAAAGTTTGCACGAGAGAATCCTTCACGATTAACTATCTTGTAAGATCCATAATCATTAGAGAAAACATAACCTTCATGGTCACATCTCTCTTCTTCGATATAACATTCTACACTATCATCGGCCTCTATGTGATAACATAGTAAATCAATCTTAATTGAATATATTAACTTCCATAGACGTAATACGTTTACATCACAATCATTATCATGGGCAATCGCCTCTAATGTTATATCATCTATTTCAACATCATTCTTAATACAAGCATTAAAGTGCTTCTTTATCCTTGCTATTTGTCTAGTATTAGTAGGAAATTCGCATAAAGTTGCAACTTGTCTAGCAAAATTGCATCTCTGAGTAATATCTTCCCTATTACTATTGATATAAACATCTGGTTTAACAAATAGAACATTGTTATCACTTTCCAAGTTAAATTCAAGAGGGAAAGCTTCAGCATCCCTGAGATCTGACTCTGCTATGTAATAAGTATGAGGTGCAATTATGATTTCTTCGGTAACTTTATCTTGGAAGAAATATCTGATGGTGTTAGGATTGTAATTATCGCTGCCACCAAAACCGATAAAATCACCTTGGTAGATAGTAACTGAACGAGGAAGATTATCAAAGCAGTGATGCAAAATAGTTGCCACTTGTCCTTGATGATTGTTATCAATGTCTGCATGAGAGTGATTGATTTTGATGAGTTTTTTGTTGAAGACACTTTTAGTACCTACAAAGAATAAATTAGTGGCAGGATTTGTTCCCCAAACTATTGCTGGGGCCCCATCAATCTTTGCCGATATGTTACCATTAGCAGTGAACCAGTTTAATACATTTAAGTCACCACTAATTACACAATCTTCGGGGTGTTCTAAATGTTTGTTTTGCATGGTAATAATAATTGTTAGTTTAACATAAAAAAGGGGGATTGTAAATCCCCCGATGTTACAAATCTTAGAGACTTACACCTGCTAACTTTAACCCTTCTTTGGTTAATGCTTCCAATAATAGTAAAGGAAGGAGAGCGATTGCAAAAGCATCACGAGGATAATCTTTCACGATTTTATGTAAATCAAGATTGTTATTTGTTGGAGTTTCAGTTACTTCAGTCACTTTAATCACCTTTGGTTGTGTAACTTTATTTACACGTTTTGGTGTCTTAATTGATGACTTCTTAACAGAAACTACCTTGGTTTCTTTAACAATAGTAGGTGATTCTACTTTTGTTTCCTGAACAATAGATGGAGAAGCTGGTGCGGTAGCAGTTGCTTTTGCTTTTGCAGTAGATCTTCTTCTTCTTGTTGCCATAAGTAGTTTTTCAAATAAACAATAGGTGTAAAGGCAGTAATGCTAACTGCAAACTCTACCCTTACACTATAGAAACACTTTAGGCGACCCCCCCTTATATAAAGTTCTCTAGTGTACCTTTTCTATCATTAACTCGTTCTTGTATTAAGTTACCATAATCCTCATGCAATTCGCACCCTATGTAATACCTACCTAACTCTTTTGCTACCATTGCAGTAGTTCCAGATCCCATAAATGGGTCAAGAATTATATCATTTTTCTGACTACCAGCTTTAATACATGGTATTATTAAATCAGGTGGAAATACTGCAAAGTGACTACCTCTATAGGGTTTGTTAGTTACACTCCAAACAGACCTTTTATTCTTTGTTGGATATGATTTAGTGAGTCCAGAATGGGGTTGTAATCCTGTACCTTTATTGTGATATTTCCCCTTAGTTCTATCACGAGTACCCCAATCTTTTGCTGGTTCTTTAATACTTTCATTGTCATAATAGTATTTCTTATTCTTACTTAAGAGGAAGATATACTCATGTGATTTTGTACATCTATCTCTTACACTTTCAGGCATTGGATTAGGTTTATGCCATATAATATCTTGTCTTAAATACCATCCATCTGCTCTTAATGCAAATGCTAACATCCAAGGTATTCCAATTAAATCTTTTTCTTTTAACCCATCAAGCTTTCTACCACGTTTATTACATTTATCAGGTAAATCTTGCTTAGTTTTAGATACTGACTGTTTAGGATATGATTGACCTTTTCCAGGTCTATAGTTATAATAACTATCACCAATGTTTAACCATAATGTTCCATCTTCTGTTAGATTATTACGCACCTCTCGGAATACTTCTACTAATTTTTGAATATACTCTTCTGGAGATTCTTCTTGTCCTATCTGACAATCCTCCCCTCCATAATCTCTTAAACCATAATAAGGCGGGGATGTAACGCACATCCTCGCAGGTTCATCAAATTCTTTCAATGTTTGGAGACAATCACCAAACAAAATCAAATCTCTCATAATAAAGGTTTAGATCATTTAGATGTTACTTTATGCTTTAATTCCTTCTCTGACTTCTTACCTAGATTCTTTAACCTAATATCACGCAATGCTCTTTCACCCTTCTTATATAATGCCTTACGTTCTTTAGTGGTTAATCCACTTGCTTTCACTGGTTTATAATTAGGATCAACAGTTTTCTTTGGTTTCTTTGCTAGTAATTCATCTGCTGTTTTAGTTTTAACACCAGATTTTGCTGCTCTTCTTTCTTTTGCTGCCTTACGTTGTTGCTCTCTTGCTGATAACTTAACACCCTTATCTTGAGTAGGTTGTTGTTGCCTACCAGCAGGAGATCTTTTACGATTAGGAACACCAATATCAGATTTATCTTTATAAGTTTTAGCAGGTGCAGTTTTACCTCCACCGATTGCTTTCACCCTTTTCTTTTCAGCATCAGTTTGCTTTCTTTTACGATCAATTCTCCCACCTTCATGGGATTTGCTGATCTGCGATCTACCCTGAATATCAGGATCATAGGTTGCTTCAGTAATAAACTGTTGAAAAGACTTCATCTGAATATAGTTTTTAGTTATTTATGATTCTTCATCACTATCTTTAGGTTTAGGTGGAGTTGCTTTCACCATTCCTGATTTCCAGACTAATCCATTATCATGGAAATACTTAACTCTCTTTCTACGAAGATCCTTTAATCTATCAAACTCTGCTCTTTGCTCTGATGTAAATACAAAATTGTTACGTCTCCATGATTCACGTAACTCATTGATTTCTTTAAGAATTTGTGCTGGTCTCATTTTTAATTAAGTAATTATACAATAAAGGCAATTTAACCGTCCCCCCTTTTATTCATCATCCTCCATAGGTGTTGACCATCCCTCTTCTATCTTACCATCCTTATAGAAATATCTGTCAGGAGATGAAGCACCCATATCCTCTAAACACCACTCAAATTCACCATCATCACCATAAACTTCTTTCTTATAAATTGCATATCTTCTCCAATGAACTATAAAATAGAACTCATCCTTGATCCACTCTTTATCCTCACAAAATGCTAATAACCATTTCTCAATATCAATAGTATCAATACCATTCATTCCTGGAGTGAAATCTTCATCTTCACAATCAACATACTTATATTCATCAGTCTCTTCTTTATAGAACTCTTTAAATGTTTCCCAGTCATACTGATAAGCATCAAACTCTTTAGGAGATGTCCACAACTCTACAGTTGCCATCTGCCATTTACCAAAAGAGAAAGTGGTGTCATTGTAATCACCAACTTCTTCACCCTCTACAATGAGTGGTTTAAATTCGTCAGTCATAAATCACCTTCTACACGGTTTTCTGAATAATGAACATCAAAAGATCCACCTGGATATCTCTTCTCTAATTTCTCAACATTCATTTCTATTACCTCATCAAATGTAGTATCAAGTGCCATACAAGCTTGTGCAATATACCAACATATATCACCCAGTTCTCTCTTCATATGGAAAACATTATCTTCGTTATATGGTTTACCCTGTAGTATAATCTTCTTTACTACCTCAGTAAATTCACCTGCTTCAGCAGTCAAACCAAGTGCAGCAGTTAATAACTGAGGGATATTACAGTCATCTTCTATCTCAAGTTTATTAGTTCTACTAAGAAGAGCAGCATAATCTAAACTCTCATTACTTGTTACACCCTTTACAAACTCAAGGTACTTTTCGGTATCAACTTGTTTAGTCATTTATAAGAAAATAAAAAATCATCAAAGAAAACCATTCATATTGTTGAGGTTAATCATTACTTAAAGGACAAGATTAAACTAAACTTTAATAATTTTAAGTAAATTTGAGAAAACCCAAAGAGAATGGGAATTATAAAAAATATAAAAGTCTGATTTTTTGTTAATAATTGATGAAAAATCAAACTAAACGTGAATGATATTAAAACTAAAAAATAAAGAAAATCCTTATTTTTATAATAATTTTTCTCAAAAAAAATTTTTTTAAAATTTATATAAAGTAATGGAATGAGGGCTATATAAATAAATTTGAAATGGTCTATAACTCCATTAAATGTAAAACTAAAATTTTCAATTCTTTTAGATCCTATGCTTTGTGGGTAAAAAAAATATTGTTCTAAAAAAGAAGACAAACTAATTCCTTGTAGCTTACCAAAAATAAATATTGCAAATACAAATGAAATTGAACTTAAAAATGAATATTTTATCCAATAAAAACTTTTTTGAGTAAATGTAAAAAAAACTAAAATAAAAACTACTAATATAATTATATAAGAGGAAGGTGCCTGTTTTGATAGAAATGCAAGCCCAAAAAATATTGGTAATAAAATCCAATAAATTTTTTTTTCATTTTTGATGCCTAAAATCAAA